CGCAAAACATCCGTGTCTCTACAGTTATTTCACACATCCATGAAGAACATTATGTGATTGAGTTCAGCGTCTTCTCTGCTGGTCCTCGTACGATTTATGTTACTCTAAGTGCCGGTATTGGTGGTATTACAGTTAATCGTAATTTGAATGGCGTGCCCTTTTTTAGCTTTTTTTCAGACACCGGCGATATTGTTGATGCCATTAACCCACCCGGACAAACAACGCCCAATATGGAGTTTAACCCTGAGGATGCTGACGAAATAAACTTTGGCAATATTGAGGTTAATTTTGATTTCGAGGACCTTTCTAGCTTTTGGAGCATAGCGCTTGGTAGTGAATTCATGATTCTATTGGTTAGCCTCATTACTGTTTCTTTTTCCATTGGGATTATTGGTGTATTTTTGCGCCGGAGGACCACTTAAATGAGTGCGTTAATTGCTTTTTTCACTAACATCGCTAATATTATTACTTCGGTTATTGGCTTTGTGATGGATGTTTTTCGCTTTATTGCAACCATCCCAACTATACTGAGCACTGTCTTCTCTCTTATTGGTCAAACGGTTTCTTTTTTGCCTCCTTTTATTTCTGCTGCTTTATTTGGTAGTTTAACAGTTATAGGGATTATGGCTGTTGTCAAATTTCTTGGATTTGGAGGTGAGGCAGGTGAGTAGTGATGATTTGAATTTTTGGGCTATGGCTTGGTGGCTTGTTGATCAAGCTTTTCGTTTAGTTTGGAATTTGCAAGCCTTTGGTATTCATCCTGTTCGCGTTGCTGTCTCGTTTACTGTAGCCGCTATGATTGCGCGCCCCATCCTCCTTTATGCGCGTATTGAGCTTTCTGCTGATGACCCTGATGCAGCTGCAGACGACCGCCTTGAGCGCAATGAGAATGCTTATGCTCGCCGTTATGGTGAACGTGCCGTAAAGGAAAAATTTTACCGTCGTAACCAAGCGACTTATGATCGTAACAGAGGGGGTAGTTAATGTCTTGGCAGTTTTGGCTTTTTTGGATTACTTTTAATATGCTCCTTGGTTCGCTTTTGCGCGTTTATGTTGAGGAATTTCGAACTTGGCGAGTGGATTTTGACTTATGTATAGGATGACCTTCGCTGAATTTTTTCATCGTCTTTTTGCGTCGAGTTGGTTGCCGGGCAGGGGAACGCAATGGCAAATAATTCAAACTCCTTCGACGTCTACAGCTCCAATTGCTCAAGTGATGCCCTTTGATGGCATTCTTCTTGATTTTGTGGTTTTAATCGCAATCGCTCTTGTCGCTGGTTTTTTTCTAAATTGGGCACTAAAACATTTGAGGAGGCGTTAAGTTGTTACAACAAGGTATTTTGCTTATGGTTGTCTCTGCGCTTTTAGTTATGCTTACACAAGCTGCTGCAGCCATTCTATCTACATTTTAGGAGGTTTTTATGCGCGCGAACAATGTATTAATCGGTATTGTTGTTGGTGTTATTCTTAGCGGTATGACACTTGCAATCCTTGCTCTTTCCAGCGTTCTTAATTTCTGCTAGGAGTTTAAATGTTTCATTTAATTACAGATATGATGGGTCCAGGGTTTGCTGCCCTATCTTTGCCTGAGCGCCTTATGTTCATCGCGATTGGTGGTGCTGTCGTTATTATGCTCGTTGGTGGTCTTTTTCAACTCATTCGTGATTTCGGAGGAGGTCGTGACCGGTGACGATTCCTGCGATTGGTTCTGAGTTGATTCGATGGTTTACGTTGTTGATGAACTACTCAAATGGTCCATTTGGTCGTGCTGTTTTACTACTTTTCGGAATGGCTGTTGTCGGTATCGCTGTCTATTCCGTTCGTAGAATAATTATGGGTCGCAAGCCTTAGAAAGGAGGCTTTATGATCGCGTTGCAAGAGATTTTCTCGCATGTTCTTGAGTTAATCACTGATGTTTTGGCGTGGGTGGCAATGCCTGCAAACCGTCTCATTCTTTTTGGCGTTGGCATGGGCATTCTCTTTATGATTGTCCGCCGTGTCCTTCGAATGATTCGCGGTTAATTTCCTTCAACGTCCTCGCTTGTCCAACAGCCAGGCCTCTTCTACGTAGAGTTGTTGGCCGAGCGAGGTTGTTGAATTTTAGGAGCGTAATTATGATAATTGGAATATTCGCGAAACCGGGCAGTGGCAAAACAATTTGCTTGACTATATTGAAACGCAAATCTACTCAAAATTATGTTTGGTCTACATCGGCTATTAAGGGTGCAAGTAAGCTTGATTTTGAAGAGCTTGCGGAAAATTCTCAACCTTTTAGTAGCTTGATTTTGGTGGATGAAATTAGCGTTCACGCCGATAATCGGGATTTTAAAAAGACAAAAAAGGGGTTTACTGATTGGATTGCGAATCATCGGCATTTTGGCCATGTCCTTGTTTGGTGTAGTCAACATTTTGATGGCGTTGACAAAAAGGTTCGTGTGAACACATCCGCGCTATACCAATGTTCCATGTGTGGTCTTTTTGCGATGGGTAATAGTGATTCGAGGCCTTTGCTTGGTAGATACGCAAATATGCACCCGCGCTTGGCTTTGGTGATTTCAAAAATCCCATTTATCCGTCCTCGTGTTCGTCTAAAACGTTATGTGCCCGCCGTGGGTTATCGGCGTGATTATAAAGGCGCGAATTTTGGCCAACTTGGTGATGGCCATGATGCGCTTGCCGATGGCCTTTCCGGCTTGGTGCAGCGGTTTTTCCAACCTCGCTTTTGGGTTGTGAAACACACTGTTTTGCAAGAGGATCTTAACGCCTATGATACCCATGATGATCAAATAGGGTATTGGAACAGGCCGCAGTCTGATCCAAGGATTAAGTATGAGTGATAACGAAAAACTTCTCGCTATTGGCAATTATATCATGCGTGAAGGTCTTTTATTGGAGAATATGTATCAAGTTACGCTTGCGCGCAGAACGGTTAAATATCGCGATTGTGATCAATTAGATATGCTTGAGCTCATTCAATTGATGGACAGGTGGGAGTACTTTAAAGAATGGTCTGTCATCATTGAGAATACTCTTTATGAACGCTTTGACCGGCCGCACAAGCATGTTCCCTTGACAGGTTTCCGCTACCATGATATAATAGATCCAAAACCGTACTTAGAATGA